GTTCAACCCGATGGTTCCCAGGGCTCCTGACGCCCATGTCATCTCTCTGCCCCTGAACGATCGCGGTGTTCCGATTGATCAGGAGGGAAATCGCGTAGAGGACAACACCATTATCGAATGCTCGTATGATGTGGACAAGGGACGCTGGGTGATCATGCGCACTCGCTATGACAAGACATATGACTACCGTGTTCAGAAACTGGCAAAGTTTGGCAATGACATCAAGGTTGCTGACTCGATCTGGACAAACATCCACATTCCGATCACAGAGCAGATGATCCGCGATGTGGTGACGAACCCACCCGATGACACCTTTGAGGATGACCTCTATTACCGCGACCAACTCGAGCGTCGTGACCGCATTCTAAACGACGTATACGGGTTTCACAATCGGATCAAGGATGCACTGTACTACAACTGTGTGAAGAACGGAGACTCATTACTCGAACTCGCAGTAGGTCAGGGAGGTGACATGCTGAAGTGGAAGAGGACAAAGCCTTCTAGGGTGGTCGGCATCGACTTCTCGCTGTCCAACCTTACCTCGCCTCGTCGTGGAGCGTGTGTTCGCTACCTGAACGAGCGCCTGAATCACCCGAACGAGTATCTGCCACCGGTTCTGTATTTCCAAGGTGACATGACCAAGCCTCTCTTTGAGGGGACGAACAAGTATGCAAACATTATTGCTGGAACTGAGCCTGCTCCGACTCCTTATCTTGCAAAGTTCGCAGGCAACACCGAGTTCGACGCAATCTCGTGCCAGTTTGCGATTCACTATGCATGCGAGTCAGAGGAGACCTTCAAGGCCTTTGCTGAGAACCTTGAAAACCACGGAAAGGGGCTGTTCTTTGGAACCTGCTTGGATGGCGCCGCGGTCTATTCCCTTCTGCTTGGAAAGCAGAGCCACCGCTTCCTGTCAGGAAAGAACGCCTTTGGTGAGTTCGTCAAGGACTACGATGACGGCAACGGATGGAACGAGGCGTTTGGTCAGGCGATCTCTGTGCACCTGGAGAGTTTTGAGAAGCCTCAGAAGGAGTATCTGGTGCCGTTCGAGAGGTTGACGAAGGTCATGGAGGAGCATGGATACAACCTGGTCGGGTCTAAGATGTTCTCAGAGCACTATTCGGAGCAGAAGGTTGAGCTTACTCAGGAACAGCAGTCCTTCAGTTTCCTCCACCGCAGTTTCGTGTTTGAGAAGTCCAAGGAGCCCAAGCCCAAGGTAACCGAGAAGCAGGAGGTTGAGATCCCTGTTGCTGAGCCTGAACCGGTCAAGGATGAGCGCAGTGAGCAGGAGAAACCTAGTGAGGTCAAACCAGCGCCCAAGAAGAAGATCGTAAAGAAGTTGCTCGAACCTGGTGCGCAACCTGTGCTGTTCTTTGGAGCCGATGAGGGCAAGGGTGAGTGGCGAATGCTCTCAAATATGTATGAGGCGGCGTTCCAGATTGACTCGATTACCTTCCCGACCGTTGAACACTACTTCCAGTGGGCAAAGGCGAAACAGTTCGGCGATGGAGCAATTGCTGATAAGATTCTGAAGACACCGTCACCCAAGGCGGTCAAAGCGCTGGGTAAGAAGGTCAAGGGATTCGTGAAGGAGGAGTGGGATGCAAAGAAGGATGGCATCATGAAGACAGCAATCAAGGCAAAGTTCATTCAGCACCCAGATCTCAAGACGAAATTGCTCGAGACAGGAACCCGCCCAATTGGTGAGGCTTCTGCACGTGACAAGTATTGGGGTATCGGAACCTCTGCAGAGACTGCAAAGGCGAATGATCCTTCCAAGTGGCCCGGTAAGAACGTGCTTGGAAAGCAACTCATGGAACTGCGGACAGAACTTAAGGAGTAAACGATCTACTACTAACAATGAAATATCCAAATATCCTCTTCTTTCGTGATGAAGAGTATTCTGCTATTGATACCTTCCTCTCTGCAAATGAAAACAACCTTAACTGCACACTAAACTTTACATCCAATCCAAATGATGTTCTCAAGCTTTTTGATCCTAACTATCATCTGATCGTGACCTATGGAAAAAGCGAGACAGAGTACTACGGTCGTATGGGAAACATGGTCAACCGTTTTCGCCTCCGATGGCTTCATTTTTACGATAACATCAAGGACCTGGCATCGTTTAACCGTGGTGTCAACTACTGCTATATTCACAACTGCCTTCTCCCACAGAAGATCACCCGTCCTGTCTTTTCAGTGTTCACAACCTGCTACAATTCCTACCAGAAGTTCTACCGTCCCTACAACAGCCTGAAGGCCCAGATCTTTCAAGACTGGGAGTGGGTTGTTCTGGATGACTCTCCAGATGACAAGCACTTTGAGTTTCTGAGGGGCATTGCAAAGAACGATCCTCGTATTCGTCTCTACCGTCGTGCTGAGAACAGTGGGAACATTGGTAACGTAAAGAACGAGGCAGTTGGCCTTTGCAGGGGACAGTATTTGCTTGAGTTGGATCACGATGATGAGATCCTTCCGGAGTGTCTTGCTGATGCCGTAAAGGTGTTTGAGGATGAGTCGATTGGGTTTGTGTATATGGACACTGCTCATCTCTACGAGAACGGTAACACACATAGCTATGGTGACCACTTTGGTCTTGGGTATGCTGGCTATTACTGTCAGAAGTATAGGGGCACGTGGGTGAACGTCATTGCTACTCCTAACATCAACAACTACAGCCTTTCTCACATCGTAGGTGTTCCCAACCATCCACGCATCTGGCGCAGTTCTACGTTGCACGAGATTGGAAACTATTCAGAGTTTCTGCCTATTTGCGATGATCAGGAAGTACTGTTGCGAACTGCTGTGAAGACAAAGATGGCTCGTGTTCCTAAGCTGGCTTACATTCAGTACATGAACGATGGGTGGAACAACTTCTCTCTGATTCGCAACTCGGAGATTAATCGCCTTGGACCGCAGTTCATTGTTCCGCAAGCGTATGCGGAATACAAGATCGATGATGCTATGAGGAAGATGGATGGGTTTGAGGAACCGACTGCGAACTGGTGGTCTCTTCCGATGTGGAAGCGTGAGAACTTTACGAACAAGTATTCGAACAAGCTGATCAATCTGAACTACAAGAAGCAGTATTGTATTTTGGGGTATAAGTGTCTGATGGAATGCATAGAGGATGTTCGCAAACTCTATGAAAACCAAGATAATGACTTTTTGGTGTTAGAGAACAGCATGTCAAAGGAGGATCTTTGCGGGATGCTGGATGGGCTCAAGCTGAGCCGTATGAAGTGCTATGCAATGGCTGATTGCACGTGGGAGCAACTGCGCAACTTCTTCTTTTTGGTCTACAAGAGCACAGAGGAGTACGAACTCTGGAACTCTATTGATTCTGCCTGTAGTAATCCTCATAAGACATCGTCGGCGCCTGTGGAGTCGCAAGAGAAGGGACAAACCGCTGAGACAGTTTAGTGCCCACAATCTGAGTCGCCTGCTCAGGCGTAATCTCACCGCGCTCAATCTTGCGCTTCAGAGCGAGCATCTCAAAAAAGGTAGAATCAAGACGGTCCTCTGCATGCATCTGAAAAAGAGAAGGGTAGTTGAAATACAGAACCTCATTCTCCTGTTGAAGCTTCTCTTCGTAGAGCACCTTTTCTGCCTTCAGATGTGCCCACTTCCTTTTTGACGCATCCATATTCCTCACAAGTGCCTGAACCTGAGTTGCACTGAGATCTTGATCGTTAATTCCCCTCCGTCCCGCCTCAACTTCCTCTGGTGTTAATTCGCGCGCTCGTTGCATATTTATACTCCGACGAGTGGCTTTAACCTAGAAACTAACGAATCGCACTCTTCATGTGTGGTCATTCCGGTCAGAATGATCTGACCCGTTCGAAACACTTTAGCAATCCACTTGGTCTCTGGAAAGTAGATCTTGACCGCAGGATAGACTGCTGGTTCATAGACTGTATTAATCCCCTTCGATCGCAGGGAAGCGTAGAGAGAGTCACGAGAAAGATTCTTCGTATCCACCAACTTGGTCTTGTAGTTCATCAGAACCACACGACGAATATTGGTCCATTCACCTGTCACTGCATCTGAGCAGTGTGCAATGATGTGATCCTTTAGAAGGGTTGTTACATCTCTGTCATAAGTCTCGTCCAGAACACCTGTGATGTGAAAGACACCGTTCTGAAAGATCTTGACCGTAATCTCCTTGCGAGTGAACTTCCCATTTCCATCTGACATGACGACAACTGTGATCGAGTTATGCCCGAATCCAGTTGTTCGCTTGGGAGGTGTTGTCTTTGCTCGACGCTTGATTAGGTCTCGCTTTGAGGAACCCCTCTTGAGAACACCCTGCTTCTCAATCTTTATGATTGAATCCGTAAGCGGTAGGTTTTGTACTAGGTTGTC